GCCTGATGAGAAGGAGCGCGCGCTCGCGCTCGCGCGCCAGTGGAAGCGCAACAATCCGGATCGGGTAAAGGCGCAGAAGGTTGCGTGGAATGCAGCGAACCCCGAGCGCGTTCAATGGCATAAGACGAATCCCGAGGCGCGCGCCAAGCAGGCGGCGTTTCGGGAGGCCAATCGCGAGACGCTGCGCGCCCGCGTGCTCGCTTCCAAGCGCAAGAAGCTCGACTACTACCGCGAGCAGCAGCGCCAGATCCAGAAGCGCGATGCCCACAAGTACCGCGCCAAGTACAAGGAGTACATGGCGACGAAGCGTGGAGCCACGCCGCTGTGGTTCGACAAGGTGCTCGTCGAGGAGGCGTACCACCTCGCGCAACTGCGCACGAAGGCGACCGGCTTCGTCTGGCACGTCGACCACATCGTGCCACTGCAGTCGCCGATCGTCTGCGGGCTGCACACGATCGAGAACCTGCAGGTGATCCCCGGCGCGCTGAACCTGGCGAAGAGCAACCGGCATTGGCCGCAGATGCCGGGTGCGAGGTGAAACGTGAACCCTCGCAAGCGCTGCGCGAAGTGCGGGGTGTCCAAGCGCCTCACCGCATTTCGCTTGCGTCGGGACTTCCCCGGCCGCCGGCGGCTCGAGTGCTTGGCGTGCGAAGGCATCGCGCGTCGGTCGCTGTTTCGAAAGCGCACGAAGCGCCAGCTGCTCGCGGAGTACGAGGCGGACCGGCAGATGTTCCTCGGGCTGCTGGAAGACGGCGCGGCGTTGTTCCGCGATGCGCTGCGCAGGATTGCGCAGCTTGAAGGGAGAGAGTCATGACCCTCGTCGAAGCGATCACGAACCTCACGAACCTCGTCACCCAGATGGCGCAGGCCCAGCAGCAGCAGGCGACCGGGATGACGGACGCGCAGGCGGCGCAGCTCGCGCAGGCGACGCAGGATGTCTCGGCGATCAAGGAAGCGCTCGCCGGCCTGCAGTCGTCGCAGCAGTCAGTGATCAGCGCGCTCGCCACGCACACGGAGCAACTCAGCGGGTTGGCGCAGGCGCTGGCCGCGAACGCGCAGGCCGATGCGGACAATGCGGCAGCCGATGCGGCGCTGCGTGCGGCGATCGGCGACACGTCGCAGCTCGGATGATCGACATGCGCGCGCTCATGCTCGCTGCTGCGCTGGTGGCGCTGCCGGCCGCCGCGCAGACGCCGACGGTGGTCGGCGAGATCAACGCGCTCAAGGCCGAGGTCGCCACGCTCAAGACGCGCGTCAACGTGCTCGAGAACAGCTACAACATCGCGCTCTACTACGCGCTCGGACACCTTTGCTATGCGAACAGCATGCAGGCAACGTGGGTCGGTGCGCTGACTGGACTGAAGCCGTTCCCGCTCGCCGGCTTGACGTGCCCGCCAGAGGGCGAGCGCATCTACATCCCGGGCTTCATTGGCGGCCAGGCTGCGGTGCTGAAACCGCCGCCGCAGTGAGCGATGGATGATCCAGTTCGACGCGACCACGCTTGCGGCCTACCGCGCCGCGAGCACGCCGCAGGGAAAAGCGCAGGCAGTCTCTGACTCGCTGGGCTCCGGCACGCTGACCGTCGAGCTGCGCGACGGTGCGACGCTGATGTACAGCGGCGACTTCGCCGGGCCGCTGGTCGTGGGCGCCGACGGGTCGCTCAGCAAGGACGTGGTGCCGACCGGACTCGCGATCGTCGCGGGCACCGCGAGCGCCGCGACGTGGACGTGCAAGATCCGCAACTCGGCCGGCACGCGCACGATGGAAGGGCCGATCGGTCCCGGCAGCGGACACTTCAGCCTCGCCGCGCCGCTCGTGGTCGGGCAGGGCTGCCGGCTGAACATCAACATCGCGCCGGCGCAGGTGCCGTACTACGCGTTGCGGTTCCCGAGCAACGTGAGCGGGTCGGATCAGTCGGCTCCGTTCGTCGCGCTGCAGTTCCTGAACCCGCACAGCAACGGGTTGCCGCTCTGGGGGCCGGGCAGCGGTGCCTCGAGGCTCGGCGTGACCTACATCTGGCGGCTGAAGACGCGCCAGCAGACCGGGTACTACTGCACCTTCTGGTGGTCGAACAACGGGTCTTTCCTCTGGGACAGTGGAAGCAGCAACACGTACTACGGGCCGCATCCGTACCCGCAGAACGGCAACAACAGCGGCACGACGCACTGGTGGGAAGTCGCCGGCATGGCGTCGGGCGCGGACTGGACCGACACGCTTGCGGGCACGAAAAAGACCGTCGTGCACGACACCTGGTACACGCAGGCGCTGCGGATCACGGTGAATGGCGACGGAAGCAAGACGGCACGCTTCTACACGTCGCTGCCGAGCGTTGCGAGCGGCGACGTGATTTCGGGCAGCGCGGCGAGTGGCTGGGGCGAGACGAATCCGCCGAGCCCCGCACTCACCTTCGGCGATAGCCCGTGGTACGCGGGTTTCCAGCACGAGCGCATGAGCGGCGACCTCGCGTGGATGAAGATTTTCGCGGCCGATCTTGGCGAGACGGACATGCTCACCGAGGCGACGGATGGGGGCGCGATCAAGACCTCGGCCGGCGCGTCGGCTGTCTGGTACCACAAGCGCGGCTGGCTCGGCGTCGATGACCTGACGTGCGACGCCGGGACGGGGCGGTCGTTCTCGTGGGCGGACGCGTCGAACAAGGCGACGCTTGTCGCGGCGGGGTAAGTCGTGGCCGTTGCGTACCAGACAGGCGTAGCGACCAAGAGCGCGGGGAACGTCGCGACGCTGACAAGTGCGTCGATGACGGTGAGTGGGTCGAACACGTACCTGCTCGCGTTGGTCGTCAGCGGTGCTGGTTCGCCGGTCGATCCTGTGTCGTGCAAGTTGGGCGGCAGCGGCGGCACAGCCATGACCAAGGTCGGCACGACGCTGACATTCGGCACGTACTGGAAAGCGACGCTCTACGAACTGGTCGCGCCAGCGGCAGGCGCTAACACGCTGTACGTCGATTACGGCACGAATCAGGACGAGACGGGCGTCATCGGAGTCCTGTACACCGGGGTCGATCAGACGACGCCGCGCGGCACGGTAGGGACCGGGTTCAACAACAACTCGCATCCCATGTCGGCGACCTGCACGACGGTATCTGGTGATACGGTCGTCGGCGCGATCTTCATCGGCACCAATCTGGCCGGGTTCAGCGACTCGCAGACGGTGCGGCAGAGCTGGGCGGAAATCGCCGCCGGTTACGAGCTCGCTTCGGTCGGCGACAAGACTGCGAGCGGCACCAGCACGACGGTCAACTGGTCGACGACGTACAGCGCGCCGTGGGGGGCGTTTGCGATCCCGCTGAAGGCGGCAGCAGCGAGCGGCGCAGCCCTCGAAGGCGCGGCAACCGCAGGCGCGACCGCGAGCGGCACGCTGGCGGGCAGCCCCGCCGTGCTCGCCGGTGGCGCGACGGCCGGCGCAACAGCGTCCGCTGACCTCACGATCGGCAACGTCATCGGCGGGGGCGGGAGCCTGCCGAACGAGATCGAAGCCGCGGCGATGGCCTCGGCGAGCGCGACTGGCGCGCTCACGACGCAGATCAAGCTGCTCGCCGCGGCGGTGTCCGCGACGACGGCCGCCGGCAGCCTCAGCACCGGCATCAGCCTGGCGGGCGCCGCGGCGTCGGTCACGCTGGCCGGCGGCGCGCTGACGGCGCAGATCCGCCTGCAGGGCGATGCGCTGGCCGCTGCGGTGGCGGCTGCGGGGCTGACGACGGCGATCCAGCTCGCTGCCGCCGCTCAGGCCGGCGCGCAGGCGAGCGGTGACTTGACGACAGGGGCAGGCGCTGCGGCGCTCGCTGGCAACGCGCTGGCGTCGGCGATCGCGTCGGGGTCGCTGACGACGATCATCCGGCTCGACGGCGCGGCGCTGGCCGGCGCGATCGCGCAAGGCGTGCTGACGACCGGGATCAGCCTCGACGGCGCCGCAGCGGTCGCCGCCGCCGCGCAGGGGGCGCTCAGCACCGAGATTCGGCTTGCGGGTGCCGCGATCGGCAGTGCGCTCGCGTCCGGCGACATCTCGGGGGCTGCGCAGCTCGCCGGCGGCGCGATCGGCGCGGCGCTGGCAGCGGGTGACCTGTCGACGGCGATCCGGCTGGCAGGGGCCGCGCTGGCCGGCGTGCAGGCGACGGGAGATCTCACCGCGCCAGGCTCGCCGGCGTCCCTGGCTGCCGACGCTCAGGCGATCGCGATCGCAGCGGGCGGGCTGACGACCAGCATCCGGCTCGCCGGTGCCGCGGCAAGCGTCGTGCAGGCGACCGGCTCTCTCGACGTCTCGGTGACGATGCAGGCGTCGGCGTTCGCGTCGGCGATGGCGAGCGGCGTGCTGCTGACGCAGATCAGGCTGGATGCGGCGGCGGTGGCGGGGGCGCTGGCGAGTGGGCTGCTGACGGTCGGCACGGCCGAGCACGGCGCCCGGGTGTTCGGGTGGCGCGGTGCGTCGCGCCAGTCGGTCAGCAGGCCCGCGGCCCGCCAGATCGGCGCGCGGCCGCGCAGGTACGGATAGAGGACAGGGCACATGGCATTCGCAACCACCATCGTCGAGCCGGCGTTCGAGGTCACGACCGCATCCGAAGCTCGCACCTGGTGCCGGATCGACAGCTCGGTCGAGGACTCGATCCTGACCAAGCTCATCGCGAGCGCCAGGCGCCAGGCCGAGCACGAGACCGACCGGGCGCTGCTGCGACAGACGCTGGAGCTCGTGCTCGACGAGTTCCCGGCCGACGGCATCCGGCTCGACCGCACGATGGCGAACCTCCGGGCGAAACCCGAGATCGTGTCCGTCACCTACGTCGATCCGGACGGTGCCACGCAGACGATGCCGAGCGCCGACTACTACCTGGACGACAAGCAGACGCCGTGCTGGCTGACGCCGGCGGTGGACACGGATTGGCCGTCGACGCGCGTGCAGGCAAACGCGGTCGTCGTCACGTACACGGCCGGGTTCGACTCGGACGCGATCCCCGATGACCTGTGGACGTTCGTCATGGCGTCGGTCGCGGCCTGGTACCGGCATCGCGAGCTCGACAGCGACAAGCCGCTCGAGGTGACGGCCGTCGGCCGGGCGCTGCTCGATCGGCTGCGGACGTGGGGGGTGTGATGCAGGATGCCGGCCGGCGCAATCAGCGCATCACGATCGAGCGCAAGACGGTGACGCGCAACGCGATCGGCGAGGAAGTCGACACGTGGGCGACGTTCGCGACCGTTTGGGCCGAGGCGCATCCGACGCGCGGCCGCGAGTTTTTCGCCGCCGGCCAGATGCAGGCGAGGGCCGACGTGATGTTCCGCATCCTCTACCGATCCGACCTGACCGAAGAGGATCGGGTCGTCTGGCGGTCGGAGAACTACGAGATCGTGGCGCCGCCGGTCGATGTGGCGGGGGCGCGCGAGGTCACCGAGCTCTATTGCGTGCATGGGATTCGTGATGGCCGGTGAGTTCATCAGGATGACCGGGGTCGACGACCTCAAGGCCGCGCTGCGCGACCTCGACCGCAAGATGCGGTTCAAGGTGCTCAGGAACGCGCTGCGGGCGGCCGCTCGGGTGATCCAGACGGACGCGAAGGCGAAGGCTCCCGTGTTGCAGACGCCGACGCCGAAGCGCACGCCTGGCACCGTGCGTCGGTCGATCGTGGTGCGGGCCTCCAAGCTCGCGCGTCGCAAGAACATGGTCGGCGTCTACGTGACGGTGAAGGCATCGAAGGCGCGCAGGCAGAAAGACGCGCGGAACGACCCGTTCTACTTCCGGTTCCTCGAGGAGGGCTGGATTCCGCGCGGGCCCGGCCGGGCACTCAAGGGGTCGAACCGCAAGAAGCGCACCGCGCGCGCCGCGAGCACCGCCACGCGCTACCAGTATCCGTTCCTCGGCCCGGCGCTGCAGGCGAAATCGCAGCAGGCCGTGCAGGCGTTCGAGCGGTCGGTGCTGCCCGAGATCGCGAAGGCGAACAAGCGCAAATGAGCATCGAATCGGACGTGTACGACGCGC